CATTGATCTCTGCGGCGGAACGGGTGCTTGGTCTAAACCATACAGTGATGCAGGTTATGACGTGAGGCTCGTTACACTGCCAGAGCATGACGTTAGAACCTACGTGCCTCCGGATAACGTCTATGGAATACTCGCTGCACCACCTTGTACCGAATTTTCTTTCGCTAAAAATCATAAGATTCCAAAAGATTTTGATAATGGATTAGAGATAGTAAATGCTTGCATAAAAATAATAGAATGTTGTTCTCCAACATTTCATGCCATTGAAAATCCTTCTGGGTATCTACGTCAGTGGTTGGATAAACCACAATTTGTTTTTCAGCCATATTGGTTTGGTGATGCATGGACTAAAAAAACTGATATATGGGGTAGGTTTAATAAACCACGTATGCAGTATTTACGATGGGAAGATGTCCCTAAACTTGATAAATTATATATCAGACCTGGACGAAAGAAGCCATCAATTGCATTTTTACACAAATCGGCACAGACACTAATTCCGCAACTGGCTGAATATCGTTGCGATACTGATGCAGATTTTCGTTCAATCACGCCGCCAGGCTTTGCTAACGCATTTTTTAAGGCAAATAAATGAATAATTTAATAAAATTATTATTTATATCGAAAAACACTTGTATTCTATGTATATACCGATTATCTTGATTACAGAATAAACAAACAGTAAATTATAAGGAAAACACAAATGTCTGATTTAACAAGGCTGGATACGTTATCACTCGCTTGGCTCGAAGCCAAAGCGACAGAACGAGTTGCAAACAAATATCGAGTTGCTATTGAAAAACAGTTACTCGATCTGTATCAATTCGACAATCCGGACGGATCTAAAACATTCATTGATTTAACAGAATCGGCAACTGTCAAGATCACAATCTCTAACAAGATTAATTTCACGTTAGACATCAACGCCTATAGTGGTGTCAAGGATTCCAAAACTAACATGACTATTGAGGAAATGATTCCACCTGAATTACGACCTGTCAGCTACGAACCAAAATTAAGTCCTGCTGGAGTGAAATGGATTAAAGAAAACGAACCGGAAATTGCACGGATGCTGGCACGTTGTATCATCGAAAAACCTGCTAAGCCCGGTGTAAAAGTTGTAAGAAAGGAGTTTTAATGGCTATTTCCCTAAAAAGCCTCAGTGTTTCAGAAGTTGAGGCATATCGAATGTTAATTTATAGTTTATCGGGTATCGGCAAAACTACATTGGCGTCATTGATTCCTGATAACGTATTTGCAGCAACGGAACGAGGATTTGGAAGTAAAGAAGTTAATTTTTGGGATGTTGAAACATATCAGGACATGATCGATATTATCGGTATCCTGTATAACGATGAGCACAATTTCAAGACGTTGACAATTGATACGATTTCGACCTTTGAAACTATTGTTCACGATAAACTCTTCAAGGATGAAAATGTAACTACACTTGAGGGCGTTGGTGGAGGTTGGAATAAATGGCTAACTGAATCACTTCCGCTCTGGCATACTGTTTTAGACGGATTGGAAGCTTTACGCAGAGATCGTGGAATCAATATCATTCTACTTGGTCATGCAATCGATAAACAAGAACGACCGCCAGATATGGAACCGTACAACAAATATACATTAAGTGTGCTAAATAAACATGTAGCTCCGCTTATTTACGGTTGGGTGGATTGCATTTGTTTCTATCATCAGCACGTTTTAACGAAAACAGTTGCAGGTGGCAGTAAGAAAGCGCCTAAAAAGCAAGCTGCAAAAATTAATCGCATTATGCATCTGACAGAGCAACCGTATGCTTATGCAAAAAACAGATATTTTGACGATCCAAACAAAATTGATATGACGCCGGATTGCTCAGAATTTCTAAGTCTATTTGGATTTAATTCATAAACATTTCATAAACAAAAGGAGCCTTAAATGGCTAAGTTACCAGAACAATTCAACGCTGAAAGCGTTGAACCATCAGTAGAGTTTTCTGTATTATCAACAGGAGAGTATATCGTTGAAATTGTTGACGCGGATTTAATCGATTCAGAATCTGGCGGTCAATACGTTCAAATCGAATATGAGCTTATCGATTGCGAACAGAACGGCGCCTATATTGGACGTCATTACTGGGATCGGTTTAACCTGGTCAACAATAATTTGACAGCAGTTGAAATCGCACAGCGTCAATTTTCATCGCTTTGCAGAGCAATCGATAAAATGGTCGTTGACGATACCGACGAATTATTGAATACACCAGCACTGGGATTAAAGATCAAGGTCAAGAAAGCGAGCAAAAAACAAATTGATAGTGATTATCCGGATGACACAAACCAAACAGTAGCATGGATAAAGTTGCAATCTGGAACGCAGGAACCAACCGCGCTTCCATCCGCGCCGGTAACAAAACGTCCTGCTAAAACCGCACCAGTCCAGACTCGTCCTGCAACAACAACTACAGTGAAATCAAAACCACCTTGGCAGAAGTAATATGGACGAGAAACTAAAACTCATCAGCTTTCGTGTTCCGGAGTCATTGATTGAACGGCTGAAAAACGCTGCATACTGGAGACGCGTGACGATTAACAGTGTTGGAATAGATGCTGTTGAAACGGAAGTTAATCGTTTGGAATTGATTAACGGTAGGAATTACGCCCCCAGACCGAAAAAGTAAATCTAACCATAGCGGGCTGTTTAGTTTTGCAGTCCGCTATTTAACTAAATTATTTTTATTTTATTTACATTTTTATAATAAAACACTTGCATACTATGTTTACAATGTTTATATTGTATATAAACGAACAACACAAACAAACGGAGTTAAAAATGGAAATAACGGAAACAATATTTAATGTAACTGCTTTAATTAAAAGACTGAAAACACTAAGTTTGAAATATGGTGGAGCTTGGACATTTAGCAGAATAGGATTTACAAACAAAATAACATTTATTCAGTTTAAGAATCCATCAAGTGTTCCTGACGAATATATTGAAAGAACGAATATGTTTTTACTTGATTACAATCATGGAATTATTGGTCATAAGGGGATAATAAAAGGCTTTACAAACGCTTCTATAATTAGAGAAGATAATCGTACATACAGTGCCAGATAATAAAACAAAATAATCATAAATGAAAATCCCACAAAAAACACTTCACCGTAAAATTTACGATCACTATGTACAAACAAACGGTGATGGTTTCAGAGACCATCTTGGAGCCAGCCTAATCGGAAATAAGTGTATGCGATCTCTCTGGTATGGTTTCAGGTGGACACTGCCGGCAATGTTCGAAGGTCGAATACTGCGCCTCTTTGAAACCGGTCAATTAGAAGAGGAGCGCATTATCCGGAACTTGCGCAATATCGGCATTGAGGTTTGGGATCATGATGAAAACGACAACCAGTTTCGTTTCAAAACATTAGGCGGTCATTTTGCAGGGTCACTTGACGGTGTTGTATTAGGAACCCCTGAAAGCCCTAAAACTCCTCACCTGTTAGAATGCAAAACAGCTAACGACCGGATATTCAAATTGATTGAGAAAAACGGTGTACAGGCAGAGAAACCAGAACATTATGCACAAATGACGATATACATGGATTTTCTTGACCTCACGCGAGCTTTATATTTTGTAGTTAATAAAAACACCGATGAGATATATACTGAACGTCTCAAGGCAGATCCGGCAGAAGCGAAACGATTAATTTTGAAAGCTGAACAGGTTATTCGGAGTGATGTACCACCTCAAGGAATTTCTGAAAATGCAATGCACTGGAAATGTAAATTTTGCAATTACTGGAAGTTATGTTTTGATGAGTTTGTTCCGGCAGTTAATTGCCGAACGTGCGTGCATTCGACGCCTGTTATTGATAGTGATGATGAAACGATTTACAATCGTTTAGCTATGAACGGTTCATGGCACTGCAATTTGAACGAACAAACAATCATTACCAGCTCAAAAACAGGCTGTCAGCATCATCTCTTCATTCCGAACCTAATCCCCTATGCAGAACCGATCAACGCTGATACAGACGCTAACTGGATTGAATATGCGTACAAACGGGATGGTAATGTCTTTTGCAATGTGTCGAAAGGAAATGAAGGTGATAGTGCTTTTGCAAGTGATCAGTTGACGAGTGTGGAATATGGCTAAACTTCCAAAATTATTTATAGCAGATTTGGAACGGTACATACTGCGGAAAAGATATTAATATAATCAACGAAATAAGTAAATTAATATGATACTCCGTACATACCAGAGTGAAGCCATTGAATCCATCTACAGCTACTTTGAAAAGTTTTCAGGCAACCCTTTAATCGTCATGCCAACCGCATCCGGCAAATCAATTGTCATTGCTGAATTCTGCAAACAGGTTATTGAGTCGTTCCCGGATCAGCGCATTATGATTGTTACCCACGTCAAAGAACTCATCGAACAAAACTATCTTGAACTCTGTAAAATCTGGCAACTTGCTCCGGCAGGGATTTACAGCGCAGGTTTAAACCGTAGAGATTTAGAACACCCTATCCTGTTCACTGGAATTCAATCCATTCACAAAAAGGCTGAAGAGTTCGGCAAATTCGATTTAATACTCGTTGATGAAGCGCACCTGATTCCACAGAATACGAATACGATGTATCAACGGTTTCTTAAAGATATGCGTAGCCAGAATGAACAACTTAAAGTAATCGGACTCACTGCAACACATTACAGACTTGACAGTGGATTACTGACTGAAGGCGATAATCGAATATTCACCGACGTATGCTATGAGGTTTCAGTTCGACGCTTGATCGACGAAGGTTATCTTTGCGATCTGAAAACAAAGGGCGGTTTAACTAAATATGAACTTGGTGGAGTTAAAACGCGCGGCGGCGAATATGTTCCGGCGGATCTTCAGGCAGTTATGAATCAGGCATCACTAACAGAGAAGGCTGTTACTGAAATAATCGATTATGGCACTAAATCCGTACCTGAACGAAAAAGCTGGCTTATCTTCTGTACTGGTGTTCAACATGCACAGGATGTTTGCGATGAGTTGATTGCCAGAGGTATTGATACTCAAACAGTTTCCGGTTTAACCCCCAAAGGTGAACGTGATCGAATAATATCCGATTTCAAAGCAGGTAAATTTCAAGCACTAACAAATTGTGATATTTTAACAACTGGTTTTAATGCGCCGGCAACAGATCTGCTTGTAATGCTCAGACCGACTAAATCGACAGGGTTGTATGTTCAAATTGTTGGACGTGGAATGCGTAATGCGCCAGGAAAAGAAAATTGTTTAGTTTTGGATTTTGCACGCAATATTGCGCGTCATGGATGTATTGACCAGATTAAA